GCTGGTTCCGCCATATTACCTCCTAGAATGGACTATCTTCAAGTTCTTGTATGTTACCCATTATATCAGAAATCGCACTGAGTGAAGCGTCGTCGGTTTTTGGTGTGGCTTCCAATTTTCCGGCACTAAATTGATTAAAATCGACAGCGGTGCTAGGAATTTTATGCTCGTCGGGGTTCATAATAGTAATACTGAGACCATTGATAGCGGTTTTTAGGACTTCAAGATTATTTTTGCTATTTAAAATATTGAACCAAACCTTGGCACTCGGGTAAATTTCTAATTGATTAGATTTGTAGGAAAAATAGGATTTGTTAAGAGGAACGAAGAGGGTTTCCGCAATATTTTTGATATTTTCGAGAAAACCTTTGGCACTAAAATCACCAGAGCCAGAAACTACAGCTTCTGGAATTGTCATGGCTTCGACCTGAACTTGTTGATTTTGAATCTCTGCACGTTCTTGGATTTTTTCAGTAATTTTGGATTTAGAAATTTTGACTAGACGTTCGCGGATTTCAGGGTTAATCGAAGGCTTGGTGGGTTCTGCCGGGGTTACCGGAGCTGCAGGGGCTGCAGTGGTCACTGGGGCTACCGGTTCGGCGATGGGTACCCCCGTGGCTATGGAGGTTTCTGCGGTCGCCTGTGCGCGTACTGCATCTGGTGTTTGGGTAGTTACTGGGGTCTTGGTGGCCTGAATTTGTGGAGCTGAAGGGGCGGAAATGGTAATTGGTGCAGCTTTAAAATGATCTAAAATTAGAGCGACAATGAGCTTGGCACTGGCAAACTCACCATTGACGGTATAAAGTTTTTCAATCAAGTGAAGGTTTTTAGTGGTGGGGTTTTGGTGTTGGGTTCGGGGCTGATTTCGTGGGGGAGTTTTATTGCGTTGGTTTTGGGTGGGTTGATTTTGTTGCCGTCGTGGTCGAGCGGGTGGGGTAGTTTTTTGCCGCTGGTTTGGTTGGCGATTTTCCACCATTCGTATGGGGGGTGGGTGGGTGGGTTGATTGGGTTGACGGCGATGGTGGCGAGTGGGTTGGTGCCCTGGTATGCGTGGAGTGGGGGTAGGGCAAGTTGTAGTGCGGTGAGGCGGTTGGCGAGCTGCTGGGGTGCCTGGTTTTGGGGTGGTGTGATGCGTCCGTGCTCGATGTGGTCGAGTAGGTCGCGGGCGGTGGCGGCCATGGTGGCGATTAGGGGGGTGGGGACGCCGGTTGTGTTGTCTAGGTCTGGGGCGTCGGTGATGGTCTCTAGGAGGATGGGGGCTAGGCCGTGGCGGGTGAGGGCTGTGCGGCTGATGCCCTGCCAGAGGATGGCTGCCATGTAGCGCTGTAGTGCGGTGATTGCTATGTAGCGGGTGGTCCAGAGTAGGGGCTGGTCGATGTCGGCGTCGATGTGTGCCCAGTGGGGGGCGGTGGTGACACGCGCCATCGTAAAGCCTTTTAGGGCGTAGTTGGCGTACCAGTGGTGGGGGGGACGGTCTTCGGCCCGGTAGGCGGCGTACATCTGGTCGATGTCGGTGTAGGTTTTTTTGGCCTGGGGGGTGGCGAGGGCCTGGGGGGTGGCGAGGCCGCGCCGCCAGTGGTGCGCGGTGCGGGAGGCGGACGGGAGCGCGGTTTGAGTTACGTACCGGACGGCCAACAGTTCGTTGACGCGGCTGATCGCGGCGGCCTGCAGGTCGGCGGGGGTCTCGAATTTTTCGGCGGGTACGGGGGTGTAGGGGTGCATGGTGGGTATCTCCGATTTTGCGATAGTGGGCGGGGGGTTAGTTTTGGGGGATTTTGTAGGCATAGCCTACGCGGTCTGGGCGGGGCTGGCCGGGCGTATCCCTCTGAGGCGGGTGCCTATCCAGGCCAGGCCCAGCGCCTGGACGCTCAGTGCGATAGTCAGCATCAGGTCGCTCCACCAGGGGATAGGGGCGGGTGAGTCTACCATCTGGCAGATGATGGCCAGGGCGCCGAGGGTGTCGGCCAGGGAGTAGCACAGCAGCGCGCCAGCGGCGGCGGCCTGGGTGGCGGGGGTGTCAGTCATTGATTTTCGCGTCCAGGTATGCCTCTAGCTCGGCGAGAGTGTCGGGGCGGCTAGCCGCAGCCCGCGCGATGATTTCCTGACGGGTGAGGGGAGTCTCGTAGGCGATACCTACACGGCCAGGGGAGCGGACGATCACTGGCCGCAGCCCGAACGGCCTGGCGCCGAGCCAGACAAAACCGATGGATAGGAGGGCCAGCACGACGACTATACCCCAGGTGATCCAGTGGGGGATAGGTGCGGGCGAGTCCATCATCACCCAGCAGACAGCCAGCCAGGCACAGCCCACAGACATGGCCCAAAACATCAATGTAGCGACAATCGCGGCGATCAGGTCAGAGCCTGATACGCGGTCAGCACCTGGGGTGGGGGCGAAGGGACGACGCATTTTCTTTTTCTCCAAACTTTTCTTGTGCCCCCCATGCGGAGGGGCGGGGCTGGTTTTGATTATAGGTGTCTAGTCAGGGCAGGTTTCAAGCACGGATGCGACCGGTTCGTATTGTAGGCCGGGCCACTCGGAGTTCCTGATCCAGTTAGCGGGGAGCCAGGCACGCACCGCGAGCGCCGTGAGCATGTAGCCCTCGGAGCCGATGAGCCTCACGGTGGGGTCAGCGGGGGTGGGGGCGGTGAAGAATTCTTTTTCAGCCAGGTGGATGTGTGTGGGGTGTAGGGGTGGGGCGCCCTGGTTGTAGGTGCGGTGTAGGTGCTGGATGTAGTCGCGTACGTCCATGGTGTCGGGCGCGACGGTGAGTGTGGGCATGTGCCTCCTTTGGTGGGGTGGGGGTGTGTTGCCCCACCCCCGTTTATTTGGTTTTAGCTAGAGCATATGGTAGCTGGGGTAGCTGCCGGGGCTACATCGGGCACCCGTACAGTGGGCGGGGGAACAGGATTCGGGCGTCCGGTACTGCGGTCAGCACCAGGTCTGCCAGCTCCCGCTGGGTCAGGCGGCAGTAGAGGCGGCCAGCGTGGTATCCGAGCTCTTCCTCGTCGTGCTCGTGGTCCCAGGCGGGCTCGTAGACGCTGAAAACTTTGTGGATCAGGGGCAGGGCCTGCTCTACGGTGATAGCGGCGGGGACGTACCGCGCTACCAGCTGCACCAGGGCGCGCGCGATCCAGTACTGATCCGACAGGTCAGACACCTCGACACGGCCATTGCGAAGCTCTACGACGGCCTGAGCCCTGATGACCTTGGGGGCGAGCTCGCTGCTGTGGCGGAAGGCGCTGAACTTCTTGGCGGGCTTACGAGCAGGGCGAGCAGCCGAGGGGCGGAAGTTGGACTTGGTTGCCATTTTGATTGTCTCCTTCAGTGAGGTTGAGGGGTATCTTTTTTTCCTCCCGATGACTAAAACTATACACCCCACCGATATGGGGTGCAAGTAGTTTTGGTACATATTTTTGTGTGTAGTGTGCCACTTTATTGGAACAGGGCGCATGATCGCCGCCCATACAGAGCCCGGTCTGGCAAATCCTCACTCACCATGCTCATGTAGCACACGCCGCGCTCGCGGTACCTGTCATCAATGGCCAGCCCGGCGCGGCGGCGGGTATCGGCGAGGCTAGCGGCCTCCACCAGGCGGACAGCCTCGCTGCGATCCATCATGCAGTACAGGTAGCCGGGGAGCATGGCCGCATGGGGGCGCACATCCATAGGGGGCTCGTAGCGACGGTACATAGTGAGGATCAGCTCACACAGAGACTGGGGAGACAGATACCTCTCTGAGACCATCTCGCAGGCACAGCCATCTGTGCAGTGCTCAGCGTAGAGCAGGTGGCGTATCTGGTAGACAGCCTCATCCAGACCGCTAGCTGCCAGCCAGCCAGGGTCCCAGTCGTCCACGCGAGAAAATTCTGGCACATCCCAGACCGATACACACTCTGTCACGTGCGGATGCACGCCGTCCAGACTGTGCTGCAAAATTTTTTCCACATCAGGCATGAGCACCGCACACCACGAGCGCATCCGGGCGATTTCCTCTACCTGCTGCGCGACAGTCACGCACAAAAAAACCTCGGCATCGATGGGATTAGGGGATATGCCCATGAGTTTCATTTCGAAGCTATTCATTTTTTTGGCGCGGCATAGGGCGACAGCTAAATTACCCCACTGCTGCACTAGTGCTAGCCGCTCATCTGGGGGCAGGGCGCTGAGAGATTTTTTTAGCTTTTCTTCATAATCCAATTTTTTCTCCTATCTACAAGGCCGGGGGTGGGGCGATCCCACCCCCGGTTTTTGTTTTTGATCAGTCGAGCCCACCCAGGTCGAAGCCGTCGTACCAAATGAGGGTATCGAACAAGTGTTCGAGCCCTTCCTTGTTGCGGTAGCAGTACAGCTCGCCGGGGGTGAGCACGGGGTCTGCAGGGGCGTCAGGTCCGGGCTCATACTGGACGAAAACGTCGGATACGATGTGCTGCAGCTTGGAGGTGGCGATATCCTCCCCGTTGTACTTGCGGATCATTTCCGCGAGGGCGTTAGCTGCGTCCAGGTGAGTGGTGGCCGAGATGGCTAGCGCGTCGGCGGGCAGGTCGGCGCGGGAGGTGAAGAATCCGATAGGCTCCATTTTGTTACCCTTCCTTTGCGGCCTTGGCCGCTTTCTTGTAGTCGGGGTCGTGGATGTCGCGGCGGTACCCCCTGCCAGGGCGGGCGGCCTGCCAGGCGTCTACTGTCTCGGGTAGCCAGCCGTAGGTGCGGCGCTCAGGCATACCCTGCGTCAGCGGCGAGGTGACGACATAGATATCAGGCACGGGACCCACGCCCCGCTTGCAATATATTTTCAGCGTGTCTCGGGCGAGCCCCAGCCGCTGGGCGGCGGCTGCGCGAGACAGGTAGGTGATGGGCTCCGGGCGGGGCTCATCCTCCTCCCATGTCTGTACGTGCTGCTTGTAGTAGGCAATAGTGGATGCCTCCCAGCCCAGCAGCACACCGCCTCGCGCTGAGACGACCTGAATTTTAGGGGTGGGGAGCTCGTGCAGGTGACGGGCTAGGATGTCGCGGCGGGCCTCCAGGTAGGCGGCTACCTGGGTAAGCGACCAGTAGGAGGGAATGCTCACTGCTCGCCCCTCTCGCTAGACCAGACGGGGAGCCTGACAGGCGGCGGCGTCAGGAATTTAAAGCCCGGCGCGGGCTGCCGGTTCGGGCGGGGGCCGGGGTCGATCACCTCTACCTCCACACCCTGCATAGTCAGGGCTGCGGCTACCTGCCCAGTCAGGGCGCGGTGCGTAGCCACCGGTACGCGCTGCGCTAGCTGTGGGTACCAGGTGGTGTAGTCGGACTGGCTACGCCAGGTGTACAGCAGCGCTCGGTCAGACTCTCCAGGTGCGAGAGTCGGGTCTACCTCAGTCATGAGGTCGAATTGGTGCGCCGCCGCCGTTTCCTCCAGGGTCGCCACGGCGTCCATGATTTCCTGGGGGTCGCGCGGCTCGCTGTCCCCACGCTCCCAGCCCCGGATAGCGGCAGCGCCGACACCGATGTAGCTAGCCATCATCTGGCGGGTGAGCCCCAGCGCCTCACGCCGCGAGCGCAGCGCGATTGGGGACCAGTGGTGTGTAACCAATTTTTTCTCCTATCTACAGGGTGGGGGTGGGGTGAGCCCACCCCCTGGTTTTGTTTTTAGTCAGAGTGACACGTGCGGGTGGTAGCCGTCGTGGTCGTACTCGTCGATTTCGTGCCACTCGTTGTCGTAGTACAGGCTTTCGAACGCCTGTTCGAACTCAGCCTCGTTGAGGTAGCAGTACAAGAAGCTCGGGGTGAAGTCTGGGGCCACAGGGGTGCCAGCAGCAGAGGGCAGGCACATCTTGAAAAAGTTAGGTACGCCGTAGCTGTAGACGGAGACGTCGGGGTAGCGACCGGTGCGCTTGATAGCCATCTCAGTGAGGATGCGGGCAGCTTCCGAGCGGTCGGGAACTTGGAAGTACATTACGTCGGCGGGGAGGTCCGCGCGAGAGGTGAAGAATCCGATGGGCTCCATTTTTGGCCTCTCCTTCAGTGAGGTGGGGGGAAGCTTTTCTTCCTCCCTCATGACTAAAACAATACACCCCACTAGTGTGGTGCGCAAGTGTTTTTGAAGCATATCTTTGTATGTCGTGGGTCACGGCAGCGGCTATTGACTGGCCTAGCATGAATCTAGGCCCCAGTGAGAGTTTAGATAGAACTCACTGGGGCCTAGGTCCGGTCCGCCCATCGCATGGCGCACCCTCAGTATATACACCCCTACGCACGGGGCGCAAATTTAGTTTTCTAGCGACCGCCGCAGACCGTCGGCGATAGCGTCGGCGTAGGCATCGCGGGCAGCACCTATAGGGTGGATCATGTCGATTTTGCCGCCCAGCACGTTGCAGGTGCCTGGGGCCATAAATGGGGCGACCGCCCCGTCGGTGGCGAGGGTGTACCACTGGGGAGCGTAGGCACGGTAGTCTACCCAGATGTCATAGAGGCTAGTGTCTGATCGCAGCCGGGCATCTACCTCTAGCAGCCTTTGGTTTAGCGACCGGTTTTCAGCCTGGCTAGATTTATCGGCGCGCGGGATAGTGCCACACAAAATAATTTTTTCCCATTTATGGGCAGCCCGGCGCGCAGCAATATAAGCTTTAGCGTCAGAAACGGTTTTTTCTACACTAGCGCCTTCGTTATAAATGCTATTAGTTGTTTCCCCAATGACGAGAATATTTTTTTTGCCAGGCACATACAGGCCGTCAATGTCGGTGGCGTTTTTAATCATATCCGCCCAGGTCTGGCCTGGGATAGAAACATTTCCTGAATTAGCGCCAGAACCTTTAACTAGCGCACCGAATCCCGACACCTCATTAATAGCGGGCGCAATCCACCTAGCATAAAGCGAATTACCATCCACCGCAATAAAATAAGACTCATTAAAAGCTTTGCGGGTTTTATGGGCGTTTTGGGCTGCAGCGGCAGTCAGCAACCCCACCAGCGTCTCATACCCACTCACGCGGCCACCTCACCAGCTACCTGCCAGTCAGACGCAGTGAAATTGTCGCGTCCATTGATACGGGGCTGCACACTAGTCTCAGCGTGCCCGAACGGTTTCGGGGTCAGAGAGCCTATCATAGTCCAAGTTTTTTTACCCGCCGACATGATGTAGGCAGCGCATTTAGAGCCATCATATTTTAGCCGCAGCGAATCCCCACTAGCGGCCTTCACCGTGGTAATTACAACTGGTGCGCCATTAGCTGCAAAATTATAGGCGCCGTTCGGGTCTACGCTGATAGCGGCTAGCACTTCATTATAGGGCACAGCGTAAATACCGAAATTAATACGTAAATTCTCTGACTCAATTTTGCCACTAACCACCACCGGCTTATTTAGGGCTAACAAATTAGCGCCAATTAAAAGCAGGTCACCCGATTTTGTCTTAGCTGCCTGTTCGGGCGATGCATCCTCAAGGAAATTCCACCACTCGGAATTACCTCGCTTATTATCAGGTAGTTTCTTTTGCACTTTCCTAGTGACTTTAATTGTGCGCACGCCGTCAGAGTCGCTGACGGTATTACATATGGCCAGCTTGCCGGACTCTGCCCAGCCGTTATCAATAAATCTAGGCAGTACCATTCGTGCTGGCGGCAGTGACGCTAGTACCTGGTCAATATTGTCCAGGTCTCCGGCAGCATACCCCAGCCACCCGGCGGCCACGCGGATAAAAATTAAATGTACCTGCTGACCCACCTCACTAGTCAGTGACGGGACACCCAGCGGCCAGGTAACACCCGCCGGATGCTCCAGGGAGGCCATGCCAGCCGCACTTTTAGTCACTAGCACTACCTGCATGGGCACACCCTCAGCCAGGGTGTACGTGTGCGTGGTAGACATGTCCACCCGCTGAGTGGGGGTGCCACCACTAGTGGCCGCTCCCTCCAGAGCATTAATTTTTGCCCGCAGCGCCTCCAAATCCTGGCGGGTGGGTGCGTCAGGGGATGGGGTGGGGGCAGAGCCACCGGTAGGGAGAGCATCCACGCGGGTAGTGAGGGCACTAATTGACTGTTCATTTTTCGCCACACTCTCGCGCACAGCCGCGAGAGCAGCCTCGGTTGTGGTTGCGGTTTGTGCTGCCTGGCTGGCTGCCTGGCTGGCTGCCTGGCTGGCTGCCTGGGCTTGGCTGATGGTGGTGCGTAGGCCCTCCATGCTGGTTTCTACGGTGGTGACGCGGGTGGTGAGGGCGAGGTCTGGGCTGCTGGGAGCTTGGGAGGCGATCTGCTCTACACGTGCGCGTAGGGCGTCGAGGTCTTGGCGGGTGGGTGCGTCAGGGGATGGGGTGGGGGCAGAGCCACCGCCACCGGATGGGGTGGGGGCAGTACCGGCCAGGGCGCGCACGGCGGCGTCTGACGATACGCGGGCAGCCTCGGCGGCGGCGGAGGCTGACCGGGCGGAGGCTGCGGCGGACTGTGCGGCCGCAATAGCTGAGGCTGCGGCGGTAGGTGGGTCTACCACAGTAGCGGCAGCAATCGAGTGAGCCAGGTCGACGGCCTGGCCCTGGGAGAGGGTGATCGTATGGATGTCGAGACGACTGTCGGCGATGATCTCCACCCGGTAGAGCCAGGTGCCAGAGGGGACCACGCCCGCGCCGGGGGCTACCAGGTCTACCCACCGGTGCCCGTCAGAGGTCAGGTAGCCCTCAGAGTCGATCTGGCATACAGTCTGGGAGGCCACCACGCGGGACTGGCCGCCAGCATCCTGGTAGGTGACGCGGGGCGGCACGGGTCGGATCGTGATCGTGCCACGGGGGGCGTGTGGGTCCCCGCCCGGGGTGACGTCCGGCAGCACTAGCCGACCATACAGCCGACAGTATGGGGGAGTAGGCAGAGAGCCGGGGTCCATAGGCTGAGCGCCCGTCACAGGGGCAGGCGGCACAGCCGGAGAGGCAGGGGCAGGCACATAATTTTCAGGCACTTTAGATCATTCCTCAGCATTTTTAGTGTTTTTAGCGATGTCTACACGGATAGCGGCCACATCCGTAGCGAGCCGATCCGTAGCCCGAGCCAGGTCCGTGATACGAGTGTCCATCGCCCCATGCTCGCGATCAGCAGCACGGCGAATCTCGCCCACCTCACGACCCAGCATCTCGCGCTGTTCCTGATCCGCCTGCCGCGATTCCTCAGCCGTCGCAGCGATAGCCGCCAGCGTCTCACGATGCTCACGCACCTGGCCGTCACGATTATCAGTCACCTGCGCCGACAGCTCCGCGAGCGCCATAGTGGTAGCCTCTAGGGTCTGCGTGGCGCGCGACAGGTCCGCGCGCGTAGCGTCGATATCATCCCGTAGATTAGTAGCGTGATCGTTGCTGGTCTGGTTCTTGACCTCGTGCAATGTGTCTAGTGCCGGGCGGATCACGAAACGGTGCAACAGCCCATACAAACCGGTCACGATAGCCAGCAGGGTGGCCAGTATTTTAGCCCACGGCTCTAGCACCTGGGGGTCAGCCAGAGGGTGAGTCGTGGGGGAAGCGTCAGCTGGGGGGAGGCTGGCGAGAATCATCAGGGAGCCCAGAGAGACCAGGGCGAGAATAGCCAGACAGATACCGCAGCGACGCGAGCGGCGACTGTCAGGCACGCGCGTCACGGGCGGGCACCTCCGACTCAGGCTCCACAGTGGATGCCGGAGTGATATAGCGGGCCGGGGTGGTCGCCACATCAGTGGCCTGCGGGTCAGCCAGAGACGTCAACATAGACGCCAGCGCAGCTACAGTAGCGACAGACACCAGGGTAGCCCAGTCAGTAGCGGCCAGGGTCTGACCAACTACTAGGCCAGCCAGCAGAGCCTGGGCAAAAGTTTTTACGGCTCGCTCAGACACGCCCAGCCAGAAATTTTTAGACGCATACACAGACATGAGAAAAACACTCCTACAGTAGGGAAGGGGGATAAATTAGGGGTGCGCCACGCGATGAGCAGAGTAGGGCCAGCGAGGGGAGTTAGCGAGTCAGCAGCTTACCAGACCCAGCCCACGATTTGTTCAAACAATGCTGCATCATGCGCCAGGTATTGGGGCCGTCAACCCCATCTACCCATGCAGCCCAGTGCGTAGGGGAAGAAATCGAATCAAAGCCCGCAATCATACGCAGCGCGTCAGCCGCATGGATCGCAGACCAGTACTGGAAAGCCCGCCAAGTCGCGGGACCGGCCACGCCATCCACCACCAGAGCCGGAGCCCCAGTCAACGTATGCAAAGACGCTGCAGGGATCGCAGCGTTCAGCGCTCGCTGTAGGGCCTCGATAGCGGGGGACCCATCCTCGTCCAGACTACCGTCGATCACCGTACCCATGACCTGCTGCAGGCGGGCTACGGTGGCCGGGCCAGGCTGGCCGTCTACGGTCAGCTCCTTCTGGCCGTCCGTGGATGTGGTGCGGCCCGTGAGAGCCGACACGGACGCCACCGCCGGGGCAGGCGCGGCGCTAGTGCCCGAGACAGCAGTCCCGGGAGCCCATTTGCCGTTGTCGATCATCCAGGTTAGGACGATCCTCATATCCACCCAGCCGCGAATTACATCCTCGCTGCGGTATTTTACGAGCACGCCGTTACCATTATCTTGACTCCCGACCATGGATGTATTGCCCTCAATGGCGCGGTAGAAGGCCGAGTCAGGGTCGGGCCAAGATGCGCCGATATGGTCGGCGACGCCGGTCTCACCCCAGCCATAAATAGCCTGGTAACCGTAGCCGGGCTCATCCACCCATGCGCCGATACGGCGGGCAAAAGCTTCCACAAACGGGATGTAAACCCACCATGCCGCCCGCATAAGGTCAACTCCGGCCTGCCTAAATGCCCAGACCTGGAAAGCTCCACACCAGGCGGAACCTCGGAAGCTTGATAGGCCAATCGCGTCCCAGCACCAATTGCCACCCACAGTGCCGATGCGGCCATTCATGGCCGCCATAGCAGTGTGAATGGCTGACGTGATGCGGGGGTCGTCTACGCTCGTCGCCATTAGTGATCCTCCCCGGCGGGCTCAGCTGCCTGAGCCTGCGTCATAGCTGCCAGTAGCTCAGCTGCCTGAGCCTGGTCGTCAGGTCGTACCTGATCCATATCTAATCTCCTATCAATCGGTTACCAGTATTTTACTAGTAGTTTGACCTTGCGGTCACCCAGGTCATAGCCACTCCATACTCACCCACACCTAGTGAGAGATTTTGCGAGGATACGGCATAAATTTCCCCACCAGAGGCCGCCACTGCCACCGACGGCTGATACGGCAGCGAGACACGTACCTGCGTCATGGGCGAAAAATCATTGTGATATGTGGCCAAAGGCCATTTTTCCCAAGGTTTCATATTGATAGTTGCCAAAATCTTCACTTTGAAATTCAGAGTGATGATACGCCCTGTCTGGATCGCACTAATTTCGGTCGCGCGCATGTTCCAGCGCGTATCCACTTGAAAAACGCTAGATAGGTATGCCTGCGCCACCATCGTTTTCATAGCTGTACCGTCATATACGGTCATTCCACCATAGTCTCGGCGGTAGATATAGACAGGGTGCGTAGGGCTGATCTCTACGCCACTCGCACGCAGAGCAGACACATGATCCTGAGCCTGCTGCGCATCAGCCGCACTAAAAATTGATGGGACAGACAGTGAGAAAACACGAATTGTATCCAAATTTGCGGGTTCATCATCGTTAGCCACCCTGTGGCCACGTGCGTCAGGCAGGAAAGCCATAAAAACTCCTTAGTAGGTTAGTTCATAATCTAGCAGCAGCGTCAGCGACTCGCCGCGCGCGCTAGCCTCGCCGTAGTCGGTGCCGGTGAGGGCGAGGCCGTGGCCGTCTAGTAGCTGGGGGGCGAGCGAGGTTATGTCGATGTGTGTGACGCCAATGGGTGGGATGGCGGCGGCGATGGGTGCGCCGGTGGGTGAGGGCGGGGTGGTGCGGCTTGCGGTGGCGGCCTGGAGGCTGATTGCCCAGGGGGCGGGGTGGCGGGAGGTGACGCGGAGGGTAGCGGCGGTGATGTTGATTTGGCCTAGTGCCTGGACTTTTTGTCCATAGTCTACGTATCCGGTGGACTGGTTAGGGTGTAGGTCGTTTTTTCCCTGCCAGATGCACGGGCAGGCCGCGTCACTATTCCAGCCGCTCTGGGTGTAGGTGTTAGCCCAGTCCGGGGTGATGAGTACCTGGGTGTAGGTGGCGGTGGTGGGGAGGTCGGCGGGGGGCTCTAGGGTGTCTGGGTAGGTGGCGGGGGCTGGGGCAAGGGCGTATACGGGGCGGCCCGTGATTGGATTTACCAGGATGTGGGCGGCCTGCACGGTTTTCCAGTCGCCTGATGCGGCGGGGACCTGCACTGGAGCGCCGCCGAGGATAGAGACAGTGACGGTGGAGTATCCCCGCTCCAGAATTTTCCCTACAGTGATGACTGAATAGTCACCACCCGCGCGTAGGGGGAGGTCAGTCGACGTGACCGCCATTGATTCCAGGATCGGCATATAGGCTCACCTCCAGGGTCTGAGTGGCCTCGCGAGTGAGGGGATACTCCACCGCCGTCACATAGCCTAGCACAGCGACAGGGGTGGAGCCCTGATAGGGACTGTAGGCGAGCCGGACGGAGTCATCCAGCCAGATAGTAGGGTCAGGGGGGAGAGTGACAGGATATTTTTGGGCGTCAAAAAGATTTTTGCGCAGCTCTTCTACAGCAACATTTGTTGCCGTTTCGCTATTTATGATTAGCGGAGAGCTAATAATTTTTGTTTTTATGCCGAATGGACCTCGCGCACTATATGGGCCGTGCTCTTGGTCCACTACGGCCTGAAAAGCGCCCCTAGCTTTGTCACTGCTGTCGTTTGTGCGAGCAACGATGCGGTTATATATGGTGGCGCGTGTGGCTGATGTTTTAGCGCTGATGATAGTACCGTTTTCCCCGTCGGTGAGGGTGATTTTAGGGGTGATACCGCTTACCGGTAGAGGCGGGAGTAGGTGCAGAGTGCCGTCACGCTGCTCACGCAGACGGGCAGGCCACGCAGACGCGATCTCATACAGAGCATCTAGACGCGATTCCTGCCATGACATGTCGGATGGGCAGGCACGATCCACCAGCGAGGGAGACACGACTAGGCCACGAGGTGCGTGCATCAGCCTCCTAAACTCGCGCCCCAGCGTGCTGACAGGCGACTGGGGACGCAACAGTCGATCCTCATCCACCCTCTGGAGCATAGACGCTCCAGTGACAGATATAGATGTGCCGTCAGGATCATAAGACGTGATAACAAAAATGCCTAGTGGCACCTCAAAACTAGCTGTTGCGGCCACGCTCGACTCTACACGTGCATAGGCGCGCAGCTCTTGGCCGTTGCAGGCCAGGGGAGCATACGGAGAGGCGGGCAGCCAGTCCACCAGGTCACCCTCAGCCGTGCGCGACAGGCGCGGCACCGTCAGCTGAATTTTGCCCTGCACCTGCTGAGAGGTAGACCATGCCACAGACCCAGACTCGACCGGCACCTCACCCAGATACCGACTCCCATACCATGCCTCTACCCGCACCCCATACCGGTAGGCCGCACGGTCGATACCCTCCCACAGGTCCACCGACTCGGCGACACCGCGAGCGCCTCCAGCCCCAGTCCCAGCTCCAGTTACGCTTGGGTCTAGTGTGATGTCCATTATTTGTCCTGCCAGATTTGCTGCGAAAATTCTCCCCACGTCCAGCCGATTAGGCGCACGGTTTTCCAGCGTAGGTTTCGCTTGGCGAGGTCTCCCCAGGTGCTGGCTGGGATGGCTCGTTGTAGGTCTGGCTGGTCGGCGAGGATGTAGGAGATGCTCCACTGCCTGGTGGCGGCGCGAGTGTGCGCTGTGCGGGTCTCTTTTATGCTGGTGGGGATGATTAGTTTTACTGGCTCTATGTCGCAGCCAGGGATGTTACAGGCCGCCACATTGTGGTGTAGTACGAGCACGGCGGGGGTTTTCAGCAAGTCTCGCAGCCGCTGGGTGTGAGGCTGGGTAGTGGTGATAGTTAGCTCGCCAGTGTAGGCAGGTGTAGTTTTTCCTAGCACGGCTACGGGGGTGTAGCGTCCAGGGATGGTGTGTGCGGTGACGGCTGGGGTCGTGTCGCGGGGGTCGTCGCCTAGGAGTATGAATTGAACATTTGTTCGATTGTAGATGTCCGTTATCACGTGGTTGGGGCGGGGCCAGGCGCGGGTGACGGGTGGGGCTGTGGTGGGGTAGGAGCCCTCAACCGTGTACCGGTAGACGATCGGTACATTCAGTGGGGCTAGCGCATCGGACATCGAGTATGTCTGCCTGGTAGGGGTGACGGTGATAGCGCCGCCACGCACAGGCCAGGCACGGCCAGCGGCGGTAGCGTCGACAGTCACCCTAGAGCCTATGGGCATACCCGTCGTGTCCAGGGTGACATGCACCGTACCGGGCTGCGTATCACTAGCCGAGACGATACGGGCAGTGAGATTTGGTCGCACCATGATGCTAGATCCTCCTACCTGCAGTGGCGTGGGCGAGACGATTTACGCGGCGGGCAGCATCCTCGGCCACTGCCGTGATCTGCTGGCCAGTCAGCGGGTTTTCGCTGGTCACATAGACATTTACGACCGGCAGGCCGCCACCGGTAGCTGTGGGGGTGTAGGCGGGCACCTGCATAGTGGGGGTGGCGGGCGAGCCACCCTCCCTGAAACCAGGCGTGAGCAGGCCAGCCCTAGCCAGGGCGCGCAGCCGGTACATGGCCGCCTGGCCACCCACGCGCTGCACCTCCCGCGCAGTCCACACATGCTCACCAGTAGACAGGCGAGCTAGGATCGAGTCACTAGTACCAGTGCCGGGCCCATAGATCGCTCCACCCGTAGCGTGCCCAGGCAGGCTCATCGGCGCGTGCCACTCAGCATAGACAGGCACAGTCACCGCCGAAATCGCACCCCAAATAGAGCTCATAAAACCGCCAGTACCAGCATAGACAGGAACCGTTACGCCCGTGCGCGCCTCCGCCTTTGCCGACCCGATAGACGAACTGGCCGGGCCAGTGTTGGCGTAGAGAGTAGTCGTAGCGGGGGCCTGAGCCTGAGCCCTGTAACTGTTTACGGAGCCTACCGCCGGGTAATTGTCCGCGTACATGGTGGTGGTAGTCGGGGCCTGAGCCTGAGTGCGGTATGAGCTCATCGAGGCGTTAGCGGGGGTAGTGTCCGCCTGCACCGGGGTAGTCACTGGCGATGACGCTTGCTGACGCCACGTCTGCAGAGGATTCATGTCCGGTGGCTGCATGTCCACAAAAATCTTGTAGGGCCCCAGGCTGCCTGCCTGCTGGTTCACCTGCGCGATCTTGGCCTGAGCCGACGCTGTCTCGGCATCAATTTTTGTTTTCACCTCAGATGGGATCAGCCCCAGAGAGTTAGCCAGTGCCTCCGCCTCCGCCTGAGTCATCCCCATAGACACAGCGGTAGCAATGAAATCGGCGCGAGCGCGGCCAATGGCGGCTGCAATCTCATCAGACGATGCGCCTGCGGCCTGCATTGATTTCGCTAGCTGCCAAGCCGATTTCGCTACACCATCGAGCGCGGCTTGATTGGCGCGGCCAGCAGCAGTGGAGATGTCTAGGTTAGCACCGTTTTTAGCGGCAGCTGCGGCAGCCTCGGACACCGCCTCAGCGTAGGAACGCTGAGCCGAGCGCAGGTCCAGTGTCAGCCCTGCCAGGTCTGACATGGCGTCGACCAGCTCCTTGATTTTCTCGGCAGCCTCCTTGGCGGCCATACCCGTGCCAGCCATGGCAGTTTTTGACTGATCCAGGGCAGCACCTGCCGCGCCGGTAGACAGTTGCACGCGGCCCAGCGCCATCTCTAGCAGCGTGGTGTTGTCGGCAGTGAGCCCGTTAGCGGTGGCCAGCTCCACCAGCTTGTTTTTGTAGTCTGGCATGAGCGCCAGCATCTGGTGCATCTGAGCCCGGTTGAGCCCCATAGAGCTAGTCAGGGTCTGGAATTTCTGGCTAGCCTGCTCCGGCGACAGCTGAGCAAGTGCGGTGCCTGTCAGCGCGAGATCGTCACGCATTTTACGCACGTCAGAGCGCCAATCCTGCCCGAACAGTTTGCCTAGCCCGTTGGCCGTGGACTCAATACTGTGATTGACAGACTCCCACACTGACGGCGCGGCAAGCTGTTTTAGCCCGGCTGCGAGCTCCTTACCAGAATACTTTGACAGATCAAAACTAAATAGCTTTGAAATGCCATTAGTATCTATTTTCTGCAGAGCGTTCATCGTCTCCGCAGAAGACCGCCCCAGGGTAGAGATGGCGGAGCCCGCCGAATATAGTGAGGCGATCACTGTCGCTGGGATCGCTAGCTTTAAAGCGCCGACACCAAAACCCTTTAATTTCCCTGCCGTCGCACTGGAGATAACACCCAGCTCTTGCAGGGCACGGCCACCAGCTATCACACGCGGAGCCAGCAGCAGCAGCCCACCACCCACGACCGAAATACCGCCCGCGAGCGCCGTGAAACCGAGTAGGGCGCTTTGGGCGCCTGGGGACATGTTGCCGAGGGCGTCGACTACCTGGTCAGCGAATTTTACGATGCCACGCAGCGGGGTTTGGGCTGATGATCCCATTTTGATCATCAGTGTCTCCCATGAGCCGGATAGGCCCTCTAGGTCGCCCTTGAGGTTGTCCATGCGGGCGGCGGCGGTTGTGGCCGCGTATCCCTGATCGTTAACTTTGTCAATCCAGCCCTGGATGCCTGCGGCTCCCTGGTCATATAGGACGCTGGCGGCACGGATAGCGTCGGAGCCGAAAATCGTGGACAGGGCCGCGTTACGCTGCTCTAGGGAGAGCGAGCCCAGTTTGTCGCGGAGCTGGCCAGCGAAATTGGCCATGCCAACGAATTTGCCGGAGCTGTTGTAGACGGTGAGCCCCAGCTCATCCATCAGGTTTTTAGCTTTAGTAGCGGGGTTCATTAACCGTTGGAGCATGGTTTTCATCGAGGTGCCCGCATCGGAGCCGAGCAGGCCAGCGCTAGCGAACGCCGCTAGGGAACCTGTGGTTTCCTCGATACTGAGCCCCATCTGGGAGGCCACCAGGCCACCTTGCTTGAGGGCCTGAGCCATGTCAGACACGCCACCCTGCGCTTTGCCTGCACCGGCGGCCAGCAGATCGGCCACGTGTGTGGCGTCTTTACCCTGCAATTTAAATTGAACTAGGGCGGTGGCCATGGTCTCTGCCGATTCGGCGACGCCAATACCGCCGGCAGCGGCTAAGTTCAGGGCACCAGAGAGACCACCTGAAAGGATGTCGGCAGTAGACATACCGGCTTTGGCTAGCTCATCGATACCGGCGGCGGCCTCAGTGGCGCTATAGACCGTGTCGGCACCGGCCTGGATCGCGGCCTCGCGCAGTTTGTCCATCTCAGCTTTTGAGGCGTGAGTATCGGCCTGCACAATCGACATGGACGCGTCAAAATCGGCGGCTACCTTGGCGGCGTTACCGGCCACACCCAGCAGGGCCGCACCAAAAACACCCACGCCAGCGCCGGCAGTGGACCAGGCGGCAGAGTGTTCCTCCGCGTGCCTGGCCATACCGGACAGTGATTTTTTAGCGCCAGCAGCAGTCCTAGCGGCAGCCTCACGCACACCAGTAACCGCCGTAGCCGCCTGCGCCATCTGCGCCTTAAAATCAGACACATTCGCGCGCAGCGTTACCTTAATTGACCTATCGCCCATAGGCCCTATCCTACATGGCCCGAGTCCACCCTAGCTGCAGGGTCAGCCGGATATGTATCCACCACACCCACCAGGCGGCCATACTCTTGCTCGCTATGCTCGGCCTCCCACTGCTGCCTAGCCGCGAGCGCGTAGCATGTTATGGTCTCGGGCTCATACCATCCGTCGCGTTCGGGGTCCCATGATTGGTGGCGGGGGTAGCCACAGCCGCAGGGGCATAGGCTGGCCTGGTAGGTGGCGTATGCAAGGGTGAGCATTTGGTCGGTTTCCCCCCACAGCGCCTGGGGGTTGCGTGCGATCAGGGTTGTGGGGGGGATGCGCCATTCTTTGGCGGTTTTTATGGCGTCTCGGATGCCTCGCCATGCGGGGAGGGCTAGGACGTCAGCTAAAAAGGGAGCTCAACCTTGGGAGCCTCGGTATTGGCGGCGGTGGCGGCCTGGGCGATTTTAGCTACCTGCACGGGGCTGATCTTGTAGAGGGTTTTGAGGGTGGCCGCGTCTAGGTTGGCGGGCTGGATGATTTGGGAGGCGATCATCGCTAGCTGGTAGTCGATGTCGGTTGCTTTGAGGCCGTCTTTTTCGAGCGCCTGCGCCATGGTCTGGCGCAGTTCCTCGCTACGAGCCTCGACGATGATATCTAGGCCGGATGCCTCTACCTGCTCGCGTAGGTCGCGCATCTGCTGCTCCAGGGCAGGGCGGTCAGGCGAGGCTGGGGAGGTGAGTGCGTAGCGCTCAGCTAGTAGGTCCAGGTCGGCGAGTAGGTCCGGGCGGGCATAGACAGTGGTGGCTCGGCGCGCCGGGCGCACGCCGGCGATCCAGGCGGCCAGGTCAAATTTTTCTTGCTCCATGGGCAGCGGGGCGGTGGGGTCAGCCAGGGAAGCGTCAGGGACAGTGGCGGGGGTGTCGTCGTCGACAGGGATAGGGTCAGCCAGAGAGGCGTCAGTCATGATGGGCTCCTAAAAAATTGTTTACACAGATAGGGTGGCCATGCGATGGGCGGGGAGGCTGTCAGGCTTTGACGGCTGCGTCCAGGTGTGCATCTAGCACAGCCAGGGGGATGGTTCGCTTGATGTAGCCCGCGAAACGGTCATCGGGGGCCTGCGGGGTATCGGTGCTGACCTCGTAGTGGTCCACGACGTCACCAGCGGCGATAGCGTCAGCATAGGGCTTACCCTCACGCTGATACAGGTGCAAGACCGTGCCCTTCGTCTTAAACAAGTTATAAACCTTGTTTTCCTGCTCATTACGCGTTCCGTCCGCGTTGTGGTAGATAAAACAGGTCAGCTGGCCCTCGTAGGCTGCGGGCCCCCAGTCCTTGGCCTCACCCGCTTTACATAGCTCCTGCTCGGAGATGGTACTAGAGCCGGTCGGGCCGAGCTTGTAATCAGATTTGTTAATGGCGCATTCGCACCTTATGCCTGCTTCAAGTTCGGCCACGGTCGGGGCGGCAGGGTCGGCAGGGCGGGTAGTTAGCGCGATTAACGCCAGGTTAGTGTCGGCAAGACGCTTAGGCATTTTAGCCTTCCTTTCGGATCAGTCGGGGGTGGGGGCGGATAGAGCAGATACAGCGGCCTGGCCGCAGCAGTCAGGGGGCGCAGGGTCCCTCACATCAGTAGTGTACAGGGCGGCCACCTCGGGAATATCGAGCCAGGCCCGAGGGATGACGCGACGTTGCCGCGTAGCCACCTCTAGGACATCGACAAAATCGAGCATCATGCATCCTCTCTAGTGGGGCACTCTCTAGCTGGGGTAGTCACAAGTGCATAGCCGTCTACTCCGTAGAGCGGGTGGCGGTCACTGTGAGGCACTGTCACCTGCTGATCCACAGTCACGGGCTGTGTCTCCACCAGCATCAGTGGGTGTACGTAGCGTCCCTCGATCTCAATTTTTAGACCCTCAATCTGCGCTCGTGTACGGGCCATGGTAAGCAAAACATTTCGGGTGGTAGTGTCTGCTACCGTCACGCGCACAATGCTGCGCACGTCTACACGATCCCCACTGAGGGTCAGCCCCTGGGGGATAGCTAGTTGTCCCCACACTACCGCGTATGGGTAGGGTGGGGTAGGTGCGGCCACCTCGCCTAGATATGCGTCTATGCCACCTCGCTGGATCGCAGCCGCTATGGCATCCATAGCGGCCAGTACATCAGCCTCATAGCGGCCAGTCGCCGCAGCATCGGTCACAATAGTCCCTCCAAAATTTTCCCTAGCGCTGACTCAAATCGCGGACCCTCAGCGGCGAGGGCACCGTCAGGGGTAGGGACAGTCCCACCGCCTCGCGAGGTACCAAAATAGGCGATATTGGCGAGCGAGCCAGGCGAGCCTTTTTCCGGCCCTATTTCGGCTTTATACTCGCCGCCACCGAATCCGCTGAAACTGGATAGGTCATAGCTGATAGCGCGTGAAACGGGCCCGAAACTATGTGACGCACCCATTTCGCGTTTGAGCTGCTTTTTTATGTTCAGGGCACCCCTGGATACCACTGCAGGCACCTGCTGTGCCACCCGGCCTGGCACCTGCCCCAGGTCGGCGGCCAGGGACGTGAGCTCGCTAGTGTCAAAATCTAGCTGCATAGTTCCTCCTAGTCCGTGACCATATCCACCAGTAGCCGCCTGGCTGTCTGGTGGGTTTTTTTAAAAAGCGAGGCGATGCGTAGCGGGTAGCGGTAGCCCTCCACGTGGGCTAGGTCCCCTACACTCACCTGGTCAGTGCCCTCTAGTGGGAGGTCTAGCCGGTAGCGCTGCACGGTGTACTCGTGCCTCCCAGAGTCGGGTGACTGCTCGTATGCCTCATAGGACGAGATTTTGCAGCGGCCCTCATACACGGGCGCGGGGTACCACACCTCACGGTCAGACTCATCGCGCCGTAGCTGGGCGCGCGTAATAATGCAGCGATCTACCATGAGCTGCAATGCTCGGCGGCGGCGAGCAGGGGGCATAGGTCTCACGGCCACACCAGCCAGCCAGGCGCAGCGGAGCCAGTGGCCGTAGGAGTCCATGGGTCACCTTTGGACGTCCCTAAAAATCCTACGCCGCGCAATTTTTGTGCGCGGTATGGCTCCAAAACTTTTTTTTCAGTGGGAGTTAGATACAAGCCAGCTTCGGGGACGGTGCGGCCACCGGCCCGCCAATCGTCGACCGACTCATATGACCACCCCTCGGGGTTGGTGTAGCCGCGTAGAGCAGCGGCTAGTACGACATCCTCCACTACAGGCGGCACCTGACTATCAGGCCACGGCTCCACCCTCTCCAGATGCCCCATCACCAGGTTAGACGCAGCCTGCAGTACACGCTCGGCACGGCGGATATCCTCCGGGGCGGTAATGGCGTCGCCCCAGTAGTCAGCGAGCGCTTGGACGTCTACTAGCTGCATGGCTGCGTCTCTCCTAGCTATTACGACCTTTAGGTGAGGCTGATGGCTACTGCGCGGTCCTCGGAGAGGGTGGCGGCAGCCGAGAAAGCGTCGACTACGGATTGGTCGCGGAGTCGGGACGGGTCGTAGCCCATGACGTGGCGTAGACCGTATCCATCCTGAATTAGGTTGACGCCGTAGGGGGCTCCCTCGGGAACGCGGGGAGCGCGGACAACTGACGCGTATGCATATTTCTCATATGCTACGGCCATTTTGTCCGGCAGGTCTAAGGCTTCTACAATCGTGAATCCCTTTAGGCGCAGGATGATAGCTTCATGCAGTGCATCGCCATCTCCATTTTCGTTGGCGCGGTTTAGGTTGGGTACGCGCTGGATAATATCGGCAATGTCGCTACCGACGGCTAGGACGCGGTTTGCCTGCGGAACTTTACGCTTGTTCAGCACGGTACGTAGCTTGACGATGGTGCCGATGGCGTCGTCGGGGTTAGCCCCAAACTTGAGCGCTGCAGTATTTGTCTTATCGACTAGACCGGCACTGCCATCTGCCTTGACGGCCTTAGTCTTTTGCATCTCGTCAGTCAGTGGCGTGGCGATTTGCTCAACCACAGCTTTAGCCTGGGGAATAAATACTTTATCGGCCAGAGAGTCCAGGTTTGTGGTTGCCCACAGGTCAGGCAACTTTACAGCGGAATAGATCTGCTTGTCGAGGGTGACAGGCACCCAGGCCTGGGTGAGGTCACTATACTGGATGGCGGCGTCGGCGGTACGTTCCGCCTGGTCGTAGACGCGGGCAGTGGTGGTCACCGGCCCGCGCACATTAACGGTTGCACCCCGACCTTCCACAAAATCTTCCTCAACTTCCTGGCACACAGTGCGGGGAAGAATGGAGGATAGCCGCAGAGCCTCTAAAACGACTTTAGAGGCTGTCTGGGGCTCAAAAATGGTGTTAGCCATCGTTACACTTCCTTAAATTCGAGCGGCTAGCTTTTTGTGCACTAAAGCGATGGCGTCTACAGCAGGGGCGGCGACTGCCCCACGGATGGGGCTAGCCGGGCGCTGGGTAGGAGGGGTGGCGGGAGCCTGTGGCACAGACTCTACCGGCTTAGCGGGGGTGATGCCAGTGGCGCCGCCATTTTTGATTAGGTCACTAAATTTTTCGGCATCCTCCATCAGCTCGGCCTCACTGTCTCCCTGCAGGCGATCAGCTAGAGCCTCGGGTAGCCCATATCGCACGGCGGCGCGAGTAGCCCAGGTAGTACGCTGCGCAGACTGCAGAGCCGCCTCGGCGGCAGCTAGCTGAGCGCGCAGAGACCCCACGGTCTCCGGGGTAGGCTCCGCAGCAGGGGCCGGGGTAGGCTCCGCAGCAGGGGCCGGGGTAGGCTCCGCAGCAGGGGCCGGGGTAG